GGAGAAGCCGGATATTTCTATATGCCTTATGTGTATGTTCTTAACAACAATCTTTGTGATGATTTCTGGACGATTAGAGTAATGGAGAAGTGATATGGGTAAAAAGAAAACAAGCAAAACAGTAAAAAAAGACAGCGCTCTTATTGAAGGTAAGATTGACTCCAAACTTATCAACGATTTTGATGGAGAATTTGAAGTTCTCAATGAAAAAGAAAAAACTGTTGCCAAAGAAGCCGTAGAGAAGCTTAGAAAAGAAGAAAAACGAAATGAAAACATTGCCAATGCACAAAAAAACATTGTCGATGTTCTTGATAAACTTTCTGCAGCAGAAAAACAGACACTATGCAGAATGTTTGGTAGACAGCATGCCTTTATGTCCCGCAAGCAATACAAATATGTTAACGAAAATACCATAAGATCATTTGATAAAAATGATTTAAAGAATTTTCTAAACGTTGTTGATTTCTATAATATTGAATTTTGAATTACAAAGAAAGATTGAAATGCAAGAAGTCTCAAAAGAACAAATATACAAAAACATCGAAACAATAACTTCGCATATTGATAATAAAATTTCAGAACCCAATAAATCAGTTTTGAAAAAAATAATGGACGAAGAAATAGGAGAAATTTTCTTTAGCGCACCGGCTTCAGGTAAAACCAAATATCATTTGGCAGTTCCTGGTGGCTTGGCGCAACATTGTTTGAATGTTTATAATTCATTTGTAAAACTCAACGACGCATTTAAATGCGGATTTAAGGACGAAGACATGTTTTTGTGCTCATTGCTTCATGATTTTGGCAAAGTATGCACGCCAGACATGAAAACTCCGCATTATAAAGTTCAAGAAAGCAAATGGCACGTTGAACGAGGCGAACCTTACGAACCAGATTACAGCAAAGGATTCATGACCAATCGTGATCGAACCACTTTTCTAACTCAGGCGATTGGAATAAAATTGTCTTTTGAGCAATTCCAAGCTTTATTGTTGGCTGATGGTTTTTTTACGGAACAAAACAAGGGATATAATGGGGATAACAGTAAATTTGCTTTATATATGCATTTCGCGGATTTTATAAGTTCCATTGAAGAAAAGAATTGAAAATGATTATATTGAAATTCCATTCGAAATTATATAATTATCACATATGGCCGCCTATAAAGAGTTTGAAAGCAACAAATTAACCGTAAGATACTTTCCTGATAACAAGGTTGTGTTTTTATTGCCACAAAAAGGTATTCCAAGTCATTATCTTAATGCAATTAAGAATAAAATGGAGACCTTTTTGCCGGTTGATAGCGTCAAAGCGGAAAATGGCGGCATTTCTCTTAAATTAAATAACAACTTATCCTTCTCGCCAGAAGAACTTTTTCGTTCTTTCGGGTTTCAGGGTGGAATGGATCAAGAAGATGCTTCGTCCGTGGCCTCACAAGGCGCCAAGAACGAAGTTGAGGAAGAAGAGAAGACTAACCCTCAACAACCACAAAGTCCCGGTATAGGTCAATCTGGGGGCAGCAACGCCCCTCCTGGCGGCCCACAGCCAAATCCGCTTGAACAACAGAACGAATCTTTGCTTTTTGATCTTTTTGAGAGCTTTTGGAGCCCGCACAAGGGTCGAAGTAAGCAATTCAAAAGAAAACCGAAAAAAGGTCGTATATATACCGGCAAACGAAGCGGAAAATACTGGAAAATCTTAGAAAGAACGCTCGGGCGCCCCAAAGAAAAGATTACAGAGAAAGATATTCTATTTCTTCGAAAGAAATTTGGAAATCAACCATTTTCTCAAGATAGAAACTCAAATCTAAGAGATTTAGATAGAGCTTATCATTACTTTTTAAGTAAAATCAAAAGAGAAAAGGGTGAAAACTCTAAATTAAACTTTAAAAGAGATTATGAAAGTCAAGCTGACTTAAAACCTTCAGATTACATCCCCGGCAAGCACGAGAAGAGGCTTGACAATGACACGTTCCATGCGCAAGATGACTATGTCCAGCCGCCGAAAAATGAAAATCAAGGTCCGACAATGTCAATGATGGATTTAGATCTTGATTTGGGCGAGCCGGGCATTTCATACGATGACATTGATATCGAAGATGAAGAAAGTGTTCCGGAGTTATGAAAACGAAAGTGTTTGCGAATCAATATGGAAGAGCAAATTGCTAAACGACAAGAAATTATTAGATTATTAATCCAAAAAGCTCGATGGGCAAGTCGTGTTGTTGGATTAAGCGCATACGAATGGGAAGAGGGAGTTCGAGAAGAAGTTCCTGAAATGATTGAATTGATTGGAGAAAAAGATTTCCAACATTTAATTTGTTATTTTTTTGATTTGAAAGGTTGATATGGATAAAAAAGATATTTTGGCTGGTACGTTTATTAAATCAAGTATGGTCCCGCGCAAAGTTGTGAAAGAAGTTGTTGAAAATTTTTCAACGGAGAAAATTTTTATTTTTGAAGTCGAAGACGCCGGCGAAAAGAAGTTTTTAATCACTTTTAACGTCACTCCAGAAGAGGGAGAGCGCTTCACTTCTTACAAAGAAAAACATAAAAATACAGTCACTTTACACAGAAAAAAAGAGTCGAACACACTATATACTATTAACAGTTTGAATGAAATTATTTCAAAACAAAACAAGAGCGAAGATAAGCAAAATCTAGATTGGTCTGCATATCAAAACACTTGTGTACTTCTCGGAAAAGATAAAGAATTAAAAGTTCTTAAAACCCGACTATATGATCTTATCGAATACTGATATATTGACGCTGACGTATTCGACAATTAGTGCCCTAAACAAACAGGAGAAAATAAAATGGTAGATTTAAATAAAGTTAAAGAACGACTAGAAGCTCAGTCGAAGAAAAACGGTGGCGGAAATCAGAATAAATTTAAGGAATCAATCTTCTTTAAACCTGAAAAACCCGGAAAATATGTTTTTAGAGCTGTTGCTTATCCTCACGTACACGATAGAGACGCAGAACCCTTTGCGGAAAAATATTATCACTTTAATATTCCCGGAAATTATGCGGTCTATTGCCCGGAAAAGAATGACGGAGAGAAGTGTGCGCTTTGCAGGCTCTGTTGGGACAATCTTAAGGCACTAAAGGGCGGCAACGATCCCAAAGCCAGAGAAGAGTGGAGCGATCGACTTCCTCAGTTGCAGGTTATGCTTCCCGGCAAGCTTGTTGGTATGGTTGATGAAGACGATGCTTTCATTGCAAGCGAAAGCAATGAAGTTAAATTCCTCAAGTTCCGTTCATCTTATGAAAAAGACAAAGATGGCAAGAGCAGAATGAGCGAAAATCACAAAAAGCTTTATGATAACTTTAAGCCGGAACCGAATTGGCTTGATTGGAAGAAAGGCTGTAATCTTGAAATGGTTTACGAAGCGCCTTCTGCTGCACAGAAAGCTAAATTTACAAAAGCAAATGTAATGCTAGCTAAAGGCGGCGTTAATCTTGCTCGTAAAGACTCTCAGGCATTTGAAAGCGAAAGCGAATATGACGCTTTCATTGAATCAATTCCGAATCTTGATACGTATGAAACGTATGCGAAAAAGAGTTCGGAAGATATCAATGAAGTTCTTGAAAAATGGCAGAAGTTTGCAGAAAATAAAGCTGCAAAATTAAACGCTGAAAGCAAAACAGTTTCAAAGAAGACCGAAGAGGTTGTGATTGAAAATGTTCCGGAACACAAAGAAGAGAGAAAAATAGAAACTCCTCCCACAAATGTTACCAAACTTTCTGCGCTCGAAAAAAGACTTAAAGAAGCCGGTGTTCGATGAGCAAACAGGTGAAGTGTTGGGCGTTTGCTGATCAAAAATCTAATCCGTATCCATCATATGCGGTATGGTCAGAGTATGAAAATGCAAAGCCGCATTCTGAATACGTCTACAGAACATATTCAGAGATTCCTTCGTGGATTTTTAACGCAAATTACGAAAATAATATCGATTGGATTGTAGAGCACAGAGATTCTGCGACTCCAATAGCTAAAAGCTAAAAACTCATCCACAATAGCTTAACGATAAAGCCCTTGCTTGCTGCTTGGAAGATGCCGGTTTAATTCCGGCTTGTGGATTTATGAAAAATAAAAAAATTAAATATAAAAGATTGAAATTTTTACCGTCCGAAACAATGTCGGTAATTTTCAAAAAATTAAATGAAGAAAACATTAATTTAGAAACTGCGACCATGGAATTCTCTTACGACAGAGGTTGTCCATGCTGCGGCACATCAGATGAAGTTGATAAAATTGAAATTACCGGAGAAATAAACAATGGTTAAAAAAGTAAAACAAGAAGATAATTCTGATAATCGAGATTTTCTCAAAGATCTCGTTAAAACAATCAACAAAGACGCTGGCTCCGAAATCACGTTTCTGCTTGAAGACGGTTCGCCGAGCGATGTAACAAAATGGGTGACAACTGGAAGCACGATTCTTGATTATTGCATTTCAAATCGTCGAAATGGCGGCGCTCCAATTTCAAAAATCATTGAAATTGTTGGACATTATAGCACAGGAAAGAGTTTGCTTGCACAATTAATTTGTGCCGCAGCTCAAAAGCAAGGTGCAATGATAATGTACGAAGACTTTGAAGGAACAATTGATACAAATTGGGCCAAAACAATTGGACTTGATGTTAATAAGAACTTTATCTATTCGCAGCCCAATCATCTAGAAGAAGGGTTTGAAATGATCTTCACCACTCTTCGTATGATTGATGAAGTTGAGAAACAAGGCAAAGAACCTTTCCCTTTTACGGTAATTGTAGTCGATTCTGTTGCGGGAGCACCTGTTTCAGCAGATCTTGAAACTGAAAACGTTGATCCTGGCGCAAATATGGGTCTTAAAGCAAGAATTATTTCAAAAAACATCACCAATCTTCGCGGCGCTGCTGGAAGAAAGAATGTTTTGCTTATTTTCCTTAATCAGCTAAAAGAAAAGATTGGCGCAATGGGGTATACGGACGAGGCAAAGTTTAGTACGCCTGGTGGCAAAGCCATTAGATACTTTAGCTCAGCATCGATGCAAATTAGCTCTGTTGGCAAGATTAAAAACAAAGACAACGAGATTGTCGGAATTAAAACAGCCGTTAAAATTCTGAAAAATCGTTTTGGTCCCGGATTTAGAACGGCAGAATTCCCCATTTTCTTTAACAGAGGAATTGACGACGGAAAATCAATTCTTGATTACCTTTCAGAGAGTCGTGGTGTCGTTAAATCTGCAGGTGGCCGTAATGGTATGTCATATCACTTTAAAGGTGACGACAAAGAAACCGGACTTAATGAAGCAGAATGGTTAAAATTGTTTAAAACTGACACTGTATTTCGAAATAGAGTTGAAGATTTACTTGAAAAAGATCTTGTGAAACACCCTGAATCTAAAGAGGGCGAAGAAACTTCGATTGAGGTTGCGGAAAACGATATTTGAAAAGTTTCATTGTCGAAAATATATACTAATTATATATATGATAATTGATGACATCGAAGGATTGACGAGCGGTTCTGGTAAATATGTGCAGGTAGAATGCGAAAACTGCAAAGAAAAAAGAATGGTGCAATATCGATATGCTATTTCTTCTTGGAAAAAATTCGGAGAAACATATTGCGCGATTTGTCGCGCTAAAACCACAAAATCTTTTTTAGGAAAAACACATTCAGATGAATCTAGAGCTAAAATGTCTGCCGCTCTTAGTGGAGAAAATCATCCTTTTTGGGGCATAAAAAGAACTGAGTGGGATAAGAAATATTCTGGCGAAAACAGTTTTAGTTATGGTCTTATACGTTCTGATGAGACAAAAGAGAAAATAAGAAAAACAAAAATTGGTATAAAATTAAGCCAAGCACACAAAGACGCAATCGGAAATGCTCATCGTGGTGTTAAAAAAACTAGAAAACGAAAATCTGAGTCTGAAAGAAAGTCCACGCTTTATGAACAAATTAGAAAATGTGAAAAATATAAACAATGGAGAATGGAAATTTATAAAAGAGATTGGTTTACTTGTGTTGATTGCGGCAACGACACCAACGTTAAAGAATTTAAATTAAACGCAGATCACATTAAGCCGTTTGCTCTGATAATAATGGAAAATAATATTACAACTGTAGAATTAGCAGAAAAATGTGACGAATTATGGAACTTAGAAAACGGCAGAACCCTTTGTCGAACATGTCATGAAAAAACAAATACGTGGAGCAGCGGAACAAGAAAGATGTTGCGGAAAAATTCATGAATATAAGCAATGGTTCCATAATTCAATTTAGATATGCAAGTCCTAATAAAAAACAAATTGGACCACAACCCGCAAAGATTGTTCTTGTGTTAAATAACAATTATGAAGGAAAATTACACGGATTGTATATTACGCAATTGTCGCCACAAGTTCAGGAAATTCTTCAGAACATTTTTAGTAAAATGTATGCAGACAATCTTCAGGGCGTATTCGTTCCAATGGAGCAAAGAATTCAAAAGCTTAGAAACGAACTTGAATTGCTTAATAAACAACAAGTTGAAGCTCAAAAACAACAAAATAAAGTGTTTTTAATGCCTCAAAACGTTAATCAGCTTGTTTCTACCGTAAAAAGCGTGAAAAGTGTTGGCGCTTCAATCTTTAATAAGGTGAAAACTTTCGGAAGAACTCAGGTTCAACCTCAATCTGTCGCTAATGCTCCTCAAAATCAAATGATTGCACAACAAAACGCGACACTTCTTGCTCAAAAAAACGACGAACTTAACAAGGTAATGGCTTTATATCAACAACAAAAGTCATTATATGACAATATACCGCAAGTACCTAAAGACCCGTACATGTTTTATCATCAATTTTTGAAGGCTTACATTGGAGATCCGCGGGTTATGAAGCAAATTTATAGAAAATTTAACTGGAAATTCATAAAAACACCTAGAATTGAAAGGTTGCCGAGATGAAAATTGAAGAAAAACGAAATGTTTCTATTGAAATTGAGGAAGTAAAAAACATTAAATGTGATTGTTGCAAGAAAAACTTATTTAAAAAAGGAGTTTTTGAATCAAAAGGAGGCTCGTTAACCGGCTTTAAGGCAGGGTTTGACGAAAATAAGCTTCAAATTGAACAAAACGAGAGTTCAGATTTATGTGAAAAGTGTTATAATGAACTAATAAATTATTTACGAACAGAGAAGGGTGCCAAAGTTCCTTCTTATTACTATAATATTGACCTACTGGATGAAATGGATGAAGAACAAAACGACAAAAGACACTGAAGGTCTCAAAATTGAATTTATCGAAGGATTAATTCAAACACTTCATAAGAAAGCTTTAAAAAACAGTTCAGATTTGAAACTTCAAATGAAGTTTTTGGCGCAAGTTTGTCGAAGAATTCTTCATCATTATAGCGAAACAATTGAGGAATTTGTTCCTGTTGCACTTCTTCTCGAAAAAGAAGACAAGATATTTGTTTTGTCAAAGGATAAAATTAAAAAAGAGATTATAATCAAAGGATTTAGTGAATTTATGAAACTTTATCCCGGATTAAAGGCTCCAAAAATAATTCATAGTAGCGAAATCAATAAAATTGAAAAAATGCTCGAAAAAGATGATAGCGAAGAGAAAAAAGATGCTTGAACAATATGATAAACCGCTTTGGTTTGATGATTTTTACGTTTATCGCGAGCGTTGCGACGGAAATATCATTTCCTATGTTAGATGGAACAAAAAAGTGGGACATTTTCCATTATTTCATCGTTTAGATGGCCCCGCTAAAGTATCTTTATCCATAGAAGAATATTGGATTGATGGAAGACAGTATTCCAAACAAGAATTCGACAATCTTGATAGTTTTTTCCTAAATACCGTATGACTGATTTATATAAACTCAAAAGAGAATTGTTAAAAAATAAACGAGAATTAAGAAAAAAAGCAATGG